CAGTTGTTTGAGTCCGGAGATGAAATCTTCTGTCAATTCGGATTTTAATCCTCTTTCGATAGCTAATTCATTCTCTGCTACCCAGCTTTCAGAAACATAGTTCAAGTAAGAATCAACTTTCTCTGTTAAATCATCTTTGATTTCTTCGATTTTTTGTGTTGTTTCTTCTTCTAACTTAGCTTCAGCTTCAGTCATTTGTTCTTTGACTTTAGCAGCTACAGCAGCTTCGAAAATAGTCTTAGCTTTAGATTTGAATTCTTCACTTAAGTCTTCATCAGCAACTAGTGCATTGATGTCGTCTGTCATGTCGATTTCAACTTCTTCTTTCTTGACTTCTTCGTCTTCGTCTTCTTCTGAATCTTCATCATCATGTTCTTCATCTTTAGATGATTTAGCTTCTTCAACTGACTCGTCAGCATCTTTTTGTACTTCTTCATTTTTAGTAAAGAGTTTAACAATTTCAGATACTTCTAAATCTTTTAATGCTTCTACTACTTTTCTAATAGTAGCGTTACGGGTAAGTGACTCGGATTTCTCGTCATCATCATCTTCCTCTCCAACCTCTGCTGACACAACTTTTGAATACATAGCTTGTAGTTCTTCACCTGACATTTTCTTCATGTGATCTACAGCTGCTTTCATAGTTTCAGCTTTGGTCATGTCGCCGCCCATTTCTTCTGAAACAGCTTCTTCTTCTGATTCTGTTTCTTCTTGGTTGACAGCTTTTCCTTTTTCTACCTTTGTTTCACCGTCAGAAATTGCATCCATTTTTTCACCAGATGGAGAAGCGTTAGTTTTTGGAGCAGGTTTTACACTATCTCCAGCTGCTTTAGCTAATTCTGATGCTTTCTTTTCAGCTTTTTCGTCTGATCCAACATCGGCAGGACTAACATCAGAACCGCCCTTAGGTAACTTTGCAGCTTCCTCGGACATTACTTCTGTTATTGTATCTTCTAAACTTGACATTTTAGAATACTCCCTATATTAAAATATATATTTTAAACTGTTTAACTAGTATTTATATATTATAGATTTTTCAGAAAGTCAGTAAATACATTTAATTTAACTTCCTGTAACTTTTGTGTTCTAGCTCTTGCGATTGAATGTTTATATTCTTCAATTTTCTGTGCCTTAATCACTCCATTATCCCAAATCCACTCAACACCTTCCATAACACCATCTACGAAAGCGTCTGGAGCTGAAGGATCAGCGACTATATCAGCAGCAGTTGCTAACTGAAAATCTGATTGAACCATTTGAGCTCCACCCTTAGTGTTTGAAGCTTTTAATGATCCCATACCTCTACTAGAAACACCAAGTCTAGCACCATCATCAAGAAGGTTTTTGACTATATTTCCCATAGGTGTACTTAAAATCTTTGCTTTACCGACAAAATTATTGCCGTCTTGTTCTAAATTTGTAATTAAATGAGATGTTCTCTCTAAATTAATTGTTGGTCCTTCCGGGTGACCTAATTCACCGTAAGCTCTGCTATTGTTAATATACTCTTTAGTATATCTCTCAACTTCTTTCTCCATTACCCCTTTAGGGTATATACGACCATTTTTATTTTTAACTTCTGTCTGAAGCATAACACCTTGGATATAGGCATTCTTTTTACCTGTCTTAGGATCTTCTTCAACTAGATAATTTACATCATCGGACCATTGTTCTGATATTAATTTCATTTTTACCTCTTATTTCTCGTCAAAATGTACGACTGTTGACGGATCACCATATGAAGATTTACCTCTAGCGATTCTATCAAAATCTCTTAAATTCTTTTTAGTACCTGTCATTACTATTAATGAATCATCTCTACCATGATTGAATGTAACTTTTAGTTTCATCATTCTACCACCCTGTTTAAATCTATCAATTTCAGGTTTTTGCATTTTCTTAACTCTATAAGTAATCATAGCTTCATGAAGTGAATCATCTTCTTTGACTATTGAGTCTTCTGCTTTTTCTCTAAACTCTCTCCAAAGACTTATACCCTCGTCAATGTCTTCACCCATAAGTTTAACAAATTGTTCAGCTGACTTCTTAGCTGTATTCATATCTTTAAATACACCTAGTTCTTCAAACTCTTTAGCTGATTTAGGTTTTACAAACACACGAACTTTCTTTGAACCCTTTCTCTCTGAATGATAATGAACTTCTGTATTTTTGATCTTAGTAGAAGAAATATGATTCTTCTTCATATCTTGTTTAAAGTTTACTTCATCCAATTCTGTTCTGAGTTCGTTAAAAGTTTTCATTAGTCTTCTTCTTTTTTAGGTTCGTTATTCATCCAATCAAGTTGCATCTCAACTCGTTTTAAATCAATAGCATCTAGTTGTTTGTCTTGCATGATCGTCTTAAAAGACTCTCCAGCTTCAATGTTGTCACCGTTAACAACTTGATCTACAAAATTTCTAGTTTTACTTTCCATTATATTCTCCTATTAAAATCCCATATCGTCTTCACCATCTTCTGAACCACCCTCATTTTCAATCTCTTTATCGATATCTTTGATCTCGGCTTCTGATTGTCTAAGAACATTTTTTCTTATCCAAGCTTCAGAATAATACTTACCAACGAATGCGTCTAAATCATTCAGCGTTGATACTCTTTCTCTTAGTATCTCAGCTTCTTTGAGTTCTACAAAATGACCATCTTTCTGAAAGTCATAACTTATGTACTCTTTTGACTTCTTCCAATCATCTTCTGATACTATTTTCTTAAGTAACAGTTGAGTTCTTAGAATATCATCAAATACCTTAGAGAATTTAACTCTAAGTCTATCAACGAATCGTGAAAACTTCACTTCATCTCTTGATATTTCAGTCGCTCTACCAATAGCGAATGCGTTCTCTTGTTCTAATCTCGAAATTGGTACATTAAGAGACTTGTACAATTTCTTTTGAAAATATAAAATATCTTCAATTTCACCTAGATTTTGACCACCTGGTAGTGTGGAAATCTCTGTGCCTCGACCACCTTCTCTACGAGGTAACCAAAAATCTTCAAGCATATTCATATGCTTTCTATCGTCTTTAACTTCACCTGTGTCAGCATTGTACACTAACTTATTACGATAACTTGTTTGTACTTCTTTTAAGTACTGTTCAGCTCTCGCTTTAGGTAAATTACCTACATCAATGTAGAAGATTCTTCTCTCTGGTGCTCTTGATATTCTGTAAATAACTAGAGCATCTTCTAACATTCTTAGTTGGTTTACAGACTTCATAGCCTTATGTAAATAACCAACTACTACTTGTTGATTGTAGTCAAGTAAACCTGAGGTTACATGAGTTACAGCATCAGTAGAAATTCTGACTGTTTGACCTGTGTTATTACCTGTTTTATCAAACCCTTCATTATTGAAAAGAAAATATTCACTTTCTTTCTGAATGACTTCAACACCTGTCTTCTCGTCTTTCTTCTTTTTGATCTCTCTAATCTTTCTGATTTTCTGAGGATCAATTGGTCTTAAACCTTGAATTCCTAATTTTTCATTTTTAGAATCTACCATCTTATGAAAGTAGAGTCTACCGTCAACATACCATTTTCTAAATATGTCGTGTCCTAACTCACGGAATCCTAGTAAGTCAAGAACTACATTAAACTCATCACGAATCTTTTCTTTGATACCATCTGAAAAATGATTAACTCTATCTAAATTAATCGCTACAGGAGCATCTAAATCGTTTGAAGATATCGATTCGTTTATAATATCTTCTATCGCGCTATCACATTCAGGAACTAGAGACATTGTTCTGTATCGTGCAACTAGGTCGGCTTCGGTTTTTATACCACCTTCCATATCAACGAACTGACCAATGACTCCACCTGTGGCCGCGAAACCACCCATTCCTTCGTCCTGACCTATTTCAATGGCCGAACCGTCATTTTGAGGTGGGACGAAGCTCTTTACATTAGGAGCCTCGTCGCTCTTTTTCCTCTTTATTTCTATTCCAAATAATTCCATACTAATATTTATAACACACTAAAAGCGTTCTTAGAGAACTCTTTCAAAGTGAGAATATTTGAATGTAACATCTGTGGTTGTGATTTCCTCACCACCAGCTGCATCCATTTCGATAGCTGCTATTGAAGTTGGCCACATATTGTAAAATTCATATGTAGCTACTACAGAATCATCTCTCCCTAACTGAGAAATAGTTGCCTTGTCTACCATATAATCGTATCCAAGTTCTTCAACTGTAGAATCATCCATAGGTACAATAGTACCCATCCAATCTTCTAAAGCTGTTCTCGCAGAAAACTCTGAATCATTATAGATACCAACAGTCCAATCTTCGAATGATCTGTTACCAGCTAAGTTGAAAGTGAGTCCTCTATGAACTATTTCTACAGGCTCAATAGTTTGTCCTGGTAATGCCGCAGTCTTACATAAAAACTGAATTTTGTTACCTGATCTTGGTATGAATACCTCGAATCTATTAGCCCTTAGACCAGCACCTACTAGGTTAGCTTTAAATTGGTTAATTGTTGCCATTTTTTACCTCCCTTATAAGTTTGTTGCTGATTCTTGTACGCCACCAGGAGCTCCATAGACTTCTTCGAAATCTACACCACTTCTTGATGCTACAAAAGTTAAAGTTATGAAGTTGATTGATCTAGCCGGCTTCACAAAGATTGAAGCTACGAACTGAGAAGCGTCAACAACGCCTGCAGTGTTATTAGTTTCGTCACAGATAACTTGGAAATCATAAATTCCTCTTCTACCTTGAACTTGTCTTAAGAAAGGTTCAATAGCTGATCTGAAATTAGCTCTTGTAAATGAATCGTTAAACTCAAATAGTTGGAACTTAGCAGCTGTTGAGATAGCTTTCTCTAACACTATGAACAATCTACGAACATTAATTCTTGAGAAAGCACTACCGTCATTAGCGATTAATGTCTTATCTCCGAATAATACTGTTCCTTGTCCTGAAAATGTAACAACTGGATTAACTCTTGATCTGTAGAGTAAATCTCTATCAGCTTTTGTAGGGTTAAACGCTAATTTTGTTACACCAAAAATTTGACCACGGTTGAATCCTGCTGGTGAATACCATGCATCATTCGTAAAATCAGTTCTAGCACATAGGCCAGCTACTGATCCGTTGTCTGGTACATACGCGTACCTGTCGTTATATCTGTCATAAACATATAACCAATTTGAACTCATTACTGAGTATGAAGAACTGTTTAGAGTATCAGCTGTAGCAACAACATTAGTTGCTCCAGATACACCAGAATCTACACAATCAGATTTGATTGGTGAGAAGAATGCTACGCAATCTTTTCTATCTTCTGCAATGTTCATTAATTGATTATAGTAGCTTGTTGCTTCGGCTCTTGTTGTTACAGCAGTACCACTTCCGTTGTCTGCTTGTGGTGAACCTGAAATTATTAAGCTTATGTCTTGATTATCAGCACTACCAAAGTGTGTATCCCATGCAGTTATTTTTTGAGCTGTTG